ATCTTTTACACCCATATTACAAATATCATTTAATGACATACAATCATAATGCTGTTCAGGACTTTTTTCTTTTCCTTTATCTGACCTTGTTCTAAACAACCAAGGTGGGTCAGCATATATTACACCATATTTTTTATCAGGTAAATTATCCAAAGAAACTCTCCAATGAAGCAACAGGTTCGGCCTTCCAATTAATTGCGTCTAATATAAAACGCATAGGGTCAAGGAAAGTCTTTTGAAATTGTATCTCATAATCAACATACTCTTTCAATTTAAACTCTGTTGGTAGGGTTGAAATATAACTAATCACATCAAACTTAAATGGATTAGCCTCTTTAAGTTTTAGAAACTTAATCTTATCACCATCTTGTATGTAAGGATATTTCATACCTAAATTCATATTTTTAAGTTGATGATTATAAATCAAAGCACCTTTGACATGAATAGGCGAACCTTTAATAAAGATACTACTGTTACTTGCATACTTTCTAATGTTGTTACAACTTCTAGGAAAAGCAATTGCTTCTGGTGGTAGTTTTAAAAACTCTTGTTTAAAGTCTGCAATAAAAGTATGTAAATCAGATTGTTCTTTTGACATAATAATTTTAATTGCTTCTTTAATTTTACCACGACAAACTTGTGGTGTACTAGACTTAACAGCTTCAATACCCATAAGTTTAAGTTTAGGGTCAGCAAGTCTTACGCCTTCCTCATCAATTACATTTAACATATATCGTTTCTTTGCAACCCATATACCCTTGTTGGCAATTACTTCTCGTTTCATTACCATAGCATTTTTAAATGCGTTAGAATAATCAGCAAGTTCATCAAAACATTTTTCAATATATGGTTCTAGTTTTTGTTCACATACTTTGTTTAAGAAGTCTGTAATCTGGTCATTTGTTTTACCTTGACAAGTTTTTTCTACAAGTTTACCAAAACGAACATAGATACTATCAGTATCAGACGCAACAATATAATCATGTTCGTCATGTGTTTTTAAAATATTGTTTAGATATTCATTTACTTTCTTTTCAATAAAACGAATAATAAATTGACCGGCAGTTGTAATACCACTTGCCTGTCTAACATCATAATATCTAAAGTATTGATTACCAACTGCACCATAAGCTGAGTTCAATGCAATCTTTTTTGACCATTGAATATTATGACACCTTGCAATTTCTCTAGCAAGTTCTTTTGAAGGATTAATTTGATATTCTTTTTTAGCCTTAATCATTCTTTGTTTAAAAACAACACGGTCATTGTACATCTTTTCCATCATTTCAGGTAAGAAACCTTGACTATCTGTTTTAAACTTTGCACCGTTTGGTGTAATACAGGCACCCTCTGTTTTAAGATAATTAAGAGGTACTTTCATATCAATCATTCTATTTACATCAACACCTTGACCATTTTCACCAAGTATTTTTTCTGGCGAAATATTATACTGAATAATAATATGTGGATATAGTGAGTTAATATCAAACGAAACAATCCAATCATGGCCACCTAGTATTGGCTCTTTTACATAAGCGCCTTCATATTTTGTTTCTTTACTAAATTCTTCTCTTGGTGGTACACAAATACCTTTTTGCATTAAATGGTTTGCAATCAATGTGTCCCATACTCTAACTTGTGAAAATATATCATCATAGTTTACTTTTGAGTCATATGCAACTGTCAAACTCAAATCAATTAGACCAAGTTTATCTTCTAATGCGTCAACGATTTCAACATCTTGTATATTATAGTCAATAAACTTTTGAAAGTCTTTTGTATAAAACTCTTTAAATGTATCGAATGGGTTTTCATTCTTTGGTTGTTTTAGTTCTAGTTCACCAATAAAGTCAAGCTTATAACTTTCTTGTCTTGTTGGTATAAACCATTTGTATAAGTCAAGGTAATCTAACATTGCAACACCAAACACATCATAAACTGTTTGAGTTCTACCTTGTACATTAATCTCCATACGATTGATTAAATTCCAAGGAGATATTCTACTTGCAACTTTATCACCTGCAACTAGTTTTAATCTATTAATTAAATATGGTAAGTCAAAGAATTTTGTATTCCAACCTGTAATAACATCTGGATGATTTTTAATCCAAAACTTCATAAACTCAAACATAAGTTCTTTCTCATGTTTGCATTGAACATAAGTTACATCTGTTCTATCTGTGTGATAAGGACCTACACCCCAGGTTAGTATTTGTTTGTTTGATTGATTTTTTACTGTAAGACAAATGATTTCTTCTTGTGGATTTTCTACATCAGGAAAACCATTTTCACAAGTTGTTTCAATATCAAGTGTAAAGATTTTAATTAAGTCTTTGTCCCATTGTATATCTTCAGGATGTTCTTGGCCGATATACTGATAATGGTATCTTTCTAAACCATAGATAGGAGAATTAGCTGTCGCAACTTCTTTACGAAACTTACGAGCAGCCATAATATCTCTAAACTCAATTGGTTTAAGATATTGACCTTGTAAAGTTTTGTATTGAGAGTGTTCTTGTGTTAACGCATAGAGAGTAGGACCAAAGTCTATCTTTTCTTTATAGTCTTTGCCATCATGTATGCCTCTAACTAATAGTTTGCCTCTGTGTTCAATAACATTTTTATAAAAGTTCATCATTCCTCAAGTGTACAGTTAATCCATCTAGTTCAGGTGTTAGTTGTATCTGACAAGCCAATCTGGACTTGCCTTCGATATAACCTTTTTCGTATTCTAATAATTCAATTTCAGGTGTATTATAATCTATTTTACCAACTTTGTCAAGCCACTTTTCATCTATATGTACATGACAAGTACAACACGCACAACTACCGCCACAATCGGCAGGTATTTCTGGTATTGGTACTGGCGAATGCCATTTAGCAGCTTCCATTAGAGTTGTTTGTTCATTAGGAACATCAACTCTAATTTTAGAGCCGTTTCTAACAAAGTAAACTTGCATTAAAGTTTTGGTACTTTAGTTTCGGTAATTAGACCTGTGTCTGCTGTTAAAATACTACTTGTATTTTTTTGATACGAAGCTAGAATTTCTTTCTTCGGTTTAACTGTTGTCACCACCTTGTCTTGAGCAATAGTAATTTTGTCCTCGTCTGCATATGGCATATAAGGCGTCATCATTAATTGTACTGGTTGACCTGGTGCTGATTGTGTGGGAATAATTACAAATGGTTTTTCAAATGTATAATTGCCCATGGTATCTTTTTCCATTTTGGCAATCACATCTTCACCTGTTTGCAATCTTACGATTTTCACATCTGACATAATATCTCCTTCAATTTATTATATATTATAACACTTCTTGCCTAATTTGGCAAGCTGTATTTTGTTGTAATCACATATTTTCTTTGTGGGTTTACCATAACATTTAATCTATTCATAAATGCACGGTCAAGTAAGATAGGTGTTCTATCTTCTCTATCATCAATGGTAAATTCTACATCTTTATAGAAACCACCGGCGAATTCTACATCTAGTTTTACGACATATCGGTCTTCTTCATAATCTCTTAAACCACCTACAGATATTTCTTCCATTCTCACTATTTCACTTGTAATAGTTTTACCTAATAAAGTCCATTCTATTTTCTTATTAGACATTGGTTTGATTTTATCTGCATGAATAACTGGCATACCTGAATTACCTGTATCAAATTTTGATACTATTTGACCAAAAGGTTTAATTGTTAGTATTTCTTTGTAACCACATTCTGTTGGTACTGTAAATCTGTTTTCTTTTTTTGCAAAATGTGTAATAACTTCTTTTGCAATATTCATTTTAGTAGCTTCTTCAATACCCTCTGTACCAGGTGATGAGTTTACTTCTAACATAAACGGTGGTTCTTTTTCTCTATTTTTACTAGGTATAAAATCAACAGCCGTCCAATAACCGCCAACTGCTTTAGCAGCCTTTAAAGTTTCTTCTATTTCTAATTCTGTTAATTTAATATTTTCTGGTTCAGAACCTTGCGAAACATTTGACCTGAAATCTCCTTCAATTACTGGTCGTTTCATAGCTGCTAAAAATTTACCACCTAAAATATGTACTCTAACATCATAATCTGTTTTGATATATTCTTGTACTAATAAATCTGCGTCTTCATCTTGTTTGTGTATAAGTTGTACAATAGAATCTAAACCTCTTTCACTATCTAAAAATAAAACACCGACACCTTTACTTCCTCTTAATGTTTTCATAATAAGGGGAAACTTAATGTCGGCTTGTTCTACTTGGTCGATAGCTGTTTCGGGGTCGTTTATTAATTTTGTTTTTGGTTGTGTTAAACCATAATCTGCAAGTCTTAATGCTGTTCTATATTTGTCAGCACAAACATTAATAGTAGTTCTAGGATTTACTAGAGTTGCATTTGCTCTTTCTAGTATTGATACAAAGTCCATCCAACTATCTTTTCTAGTTATAGAACCTCGTATTACTGCTACGGTCATAGCGCCAACTTCAAAACCCTTTTTGTCGTCTTTGTTATGAAATTTACGGATGCCGTTTTCGTAAGTGGTATAACCACCTGTAAGTTTAAAAAGGTAATGTGGATAACCTAACTTATCACATTCTTCCTTTAATCTATCAGCGGTATGAAAAGTCTTTGCTTCTTCGGGCTCATCTGTAACAATGAGTAACCTTAAAAAAGGTTTTTCTTTTTTTTCTTCGTTGATAAAATTTTTAAACTTCGGTACTAGCATTACTATTTTGTTCCTGACTTTCTTCAACCTTTTTACCAATATTGTATTTAGCAGATAAAATCCATTCTTTTTTTTCTTTAAATGGTAATACTTTAATCTGACTTAAAGGCGCTTTATCTTCAGCCGCCGTAGGTTTTACAATATCAATTAAATTCCAATCTTGTAATAAAATAGCAATTGTATTTCTTCTTTGAACATCATTAGCAACTAGTGTAGCCTTTTTGCCGTCTAAAGCAAATAACTCTTTAAAGTGTACTATGTAATACTTACCTTGTTTGTGTAAAATATGGCAAGATTGGTATAATGTTTTATCTTTTCTACTTGCAACACCAATTCTTGTTAAGGTTTCTCTAACTTTTAGAAAGTCGTCTGGTTGTTTAATGGTGACCTCTAACATATCTTCCGGTGACCATGAAATTTCTTCACTCATTTTCGTTTTCTCCCGCCTTTTGAAAGGCTTATTTTTATATCTTCAATTTGTTTATCCGTTAGTATGCTGAGAGCCTCTTTAGCTTTCTCATTACTATATCCATAATACTCTTTGACATACTCTAAATTTTTCAATTTGGCTTGTGATAACCACTTGCCACCAAATCGCTTTGTCTTACGAATACTATTTATATAAAAATCAAACTGTACCTTTTTGTCCAAGAAGTGATAACCATTCATTTCATTGGCTTGTGCGATACAATCATAGTGCATAGATAAACACTTGTTGATTATAAAAGGAGGGTATTTCTTTTCCCATGTTAGGTCCTCACTATCTAACAATGGTTTTTTCTCAAAGTTTATTGCATTGAGATAATCTTTTAATTCGTACATAATATAACCTTAAATTTGGAGCGGATGGACGGTTACGCTCCGTCGTCTTATCGTTGGCAACGATATGTTCTACTATTGAACCACACCCGCTTATCACTATTTAAATTTACAACTGGCCATAATTTCAGTTAGACAGGCGACCATATTTATCTCTTGGTCGGCAACAAAGGCTGCCTTGTACTGATAACCAGCTATAATTAAAATTGCTTGAGGTACTGAATTTTTATCAAGTGCCTCGTACATAACATCATAGATACCTCTGAAAAGAGAGGCAGGTTCTTTGTCAATATTATTAACAACCCACTTTCTCATATCATTAAACTTTTTATCTTTTAATGTTTTGACAAGTTCTTTATTATTAGCCTCTGATAGACTAAACAATATACCACTATCAATCTTACCTCTTACAGAATATCTTTGAAGTTCATTTATAGTTCTACGAAAATCAGGATAATATTTCTGTATTAGTTCAGCTAAAACCTTTTTATCAAACTCAATATTTT